GGTGGCAAAGCAATTGAACGCCGCAAGGATCGAACTGATCAAGCACTGGAGCTTCCAGGCACAGCAAGGTGCCGTCGGAGCGCCTGTAACGGCAAAAGTCGGTCGTCCGGACCTATGCAAATTGCTTTGCATATCGTCGGAGGATTTGAAGACGCTACGAGTCCGAGACAGCCTCGCAACTCTCTCCAAGCTCAAGAGAGCCATCCCAGCTGAATTTCTTCAGAAGGGTGACATCAAGAAAGCTTACAGAGAGTACGTGACTAGAATGGCCAGCAGCGCTCCAAAAGTGTCGAAAGACGTCCTCGACGACCTCGGTGAGTTCACCGCCGCGCTTATAAGAAAGTACGGCATTGGACCCATTAAGGAGACTGGAGCAATGAACGACAATGCTTGCTTAGAACTCTCGCGAAAACAAGGGGGTACTAGGGCTGCTATGATGAGCAGAGACCCAATACCCGGTCAAGCGGGTCAACTGTGGTACAGCGAGTACTCGGGAACTTTTAGTAACCCCAAGACTCGACCACCAGACGACCCAGAGGGCGGCCACGACTACTTCAGAAGTGGTGAGCAAGCAATTCGACGGAAACTCGTTCCCCGCCCTGACGGGGGGGTGCGAGAAGAGAGCGAAGCAGAAGCCCGTATACGAGTCCGCACCCAATATTTCATGGATGTGGCCGAGTACGCGGACAGCGCTGTGCTTTCAAGTCGATTGTTTGCTCACCTCAGTGAAGCGTGGTACCAAGACAGACTGCCAGAAACCCGGCCTCTCATCCTCCCCGAAAGGGGGATGAAGACCAGAGTCGCAAGCATCTTCTCGGCACCACACGTCGTGGCCGCGCAACGGATAAACGATCCACTCATGGGCCTGATCAAACGGATCCCTCAATGCTGGCAAGAGGGGGACAATATTGAACAGGCCCTTGGGCTTCGGTCGAAGGGAGTTTCCGATGAAACGGAAATCTGCTCCGCCGACCTAAGCACCGCGTCTGACTTTCTCCAGTTCGAAGTAACCCGAAAGGTATGGGATACTATCGCAACGGAGGCGGAAAAACGCGGTGTGGACGGTTGGAACGCTGCAGCAACCAACACAGGAAGGTTGCTCCTCGGACCTCACCGCATGTGCATCGAAGATACGATGAACAGCGATGACCGGTCCGAGCGCACAAAACTAGTGAAGTCCCTGGAAGGGGAACTCGACGCAAGTAAGGCCGATGTCGGCTGGGTCCAATCACAGCAAGGAGCTGCG